TAACATTGAACGCGGTGCGTATGCCCAAACATAACTGAGTGCTGTGTTTTATCCAAATGCGCCTTAGCTGCATGAATAGATGTATAAACACCATGCACAATATCTAAGTGTTTACCTAATGTGAAATAGTCGGACTGCCAATCTGTTTTAACTTCCCATCCGCGCTCATGAAGATATAGCGCCTCGCATGGGTTTATAAGTGCGCCGCCATATTTTGCATTGTCCTTTTCTTTGATATGCCTAAAGTATCGGTCTTCATGATTGCCAAATAAGAAATATTTTTTAGCACCTTTGAACGCGCTGTTAATATCATCAATACCCTGCAGCCCATCAATATATTCATCTTGTAATGTAAGCCCTGATAAGTTAGCTAATGATTCAGCATTATAAGAACCTAAGGTATATAAATCTAAGTAATCGCCCGCCATTACAATCCCGTGTAAGTTCGTACCTAATTCGCTTATAAGCCTCAATAGCTTTTGCCATAATATCTTATTATGAAACGGGCGGTGAACATCGCTAATTACTAACCAACGCTGCAGAGTTTTATTTTGTCGGCGTTTTTCATTTATTAGGTTTTTCCAATATTCAACTTCGGCATCTGAATATACTCTAATTTTGGGGCGGTAAAGCATAGTTATAAATTTTAGGGGTTATCATTTCGTTGGTGTCAACGAAATGGTCATAGCTTAATATCTTGACAAAACGTATTCAATAAGTATCTAAGATTATCTAATAAATCCGCCTGCCTTTCTTCGCCTTTGCCTTTGATAATACGGCGGCTGTTATCTGATTTGATACGCAAACAGTCCATGCGTAATCCTTGGCATTTATCTTCATAGATTTGAAAATCGGGGCACATGCTTATAATAGTATTCGTTTGAACGTAACTTTCAGCATGTAATGGATTTGCTTTAGGCACTACAAAGAAACGCGCGGGTAACTGTAGTTCTTCTTGTATAATTTCATAGTATGTTTTTGAAACGCGCTGCCTACCATCGGACCTATCACCACTCGCATCGCCTGTAATTAGTAGCGGAATAGTGCAGGGATAAATAGCAGTATCGGACCAACGCCCTATCTTTTTATTTGTTTCACTAAATACCCATTCCCTAAACGCCTGGCATGTATCGTAAATTGAAGCCTCGCCGCGTTCCTCACTACCTATCTTAAATTCTTTAATGATATGCACGCCGTAGCGATAACGCGAACGTGCTGATATGTCGGGCGATAGTGTTGTTTTTTTCATCACCGCCGCTGTCATAGGTATTTTATTAAAGTCAAATGAAACGTATATTTGTTCCGTTTCCCAATTTATTTTTTTTGCGGGCTGAAATACTTTTTGCTGAATGCTTTTGTCCTTTAGAACATAAACCCATGCCTCACCTGAATAGTCAACAAATACAGATTTGTATTCCTGTTCAAACGTTAAGCGGTCAAGGTCGCGGCTTGCATCGGCTACCTCAGCAGGGTCAATTGCAGGGTTATCAGTTGTTTCCATTCGAAACGTTATCCAACTTTCAGAACCGTTTTCGCTTTGAGGCAAATCAATATCGCCGTAACAGTTACGTTCAACGTTACCAGCAATAGCGCCATTACGACATAGTTCGTACCAATAGTTATCTTTGCCTGCAGCCGTACCAATGAAAAACGCCTCACCTTTAAAGTCAGTCAAGGTAGGGCGGGCAACGGTTTTCCAATGATATTCTAATATATGGCTTGGTATCTTTTGCGTTTCTTCATAGATAACGCGGTGATATTTTCGCCCGCGCCCTTTGTCCTTTCGCCCTTCATCGCCAATGGACCACACCTCTAAAACACCTCCATTTAAAAACTGCATTATCTTAGATGTTTCATCTTTATGCGATATGATGCCGCCTTCATTACTTAGCTTATAGGTATCTACTATCTTAGCCCAACTTTGCGCGAAGTCTTTGAAGTCATCGACAAATATACCAACAAACTTACCTTCAAATACTGCAGGACTTATAAGCGGTAACGCAACCGATGTAATCAATTCAGTTTTGCCAAATCTACGCGCACACACTATGCAATTAAAACGCCGTTTATTGTTTAAGATACGCTGTTGCCCTAAATGCGGTCGGTATAGTGTTATGTCGATATTTCGCGGCACTACTTATCAGGCGGGTACTGAATGTTTATGTTAATGTTTTTGTCGTCTTCGGTTGTTTCGTGCTTATCTTTTAAACCGTAATTGTTTATAAGCATGAACTTAGCAACGCCTGAATCGTAGGTTCTATCTAAACCGCCTTCAACTTTGTTAGCTAAAATCTTTTGGCGGGCGCGCTCAATAATGTAAAAAAACGCTTCTTTATCATTGTAATTTAATAGCGTTTGTCTATTAGTATCTAAGAATACTGCAAGCCCTTCAACTGTATAAGGTCGCGGGAAACTTTCAACAACTTCATGAATACCATCTTTAGTTGCTAAGTGTTTTACTCGCGTTCTTGAATCACAATAATAAAAATATGCTTCAATACGTTTTTCTAATTCTTCAGGACTTTGAAACTTCATTGGGCGACCGCCTAAATCTTTCATATTTTCGTTTTAAGAAACTTTTAATAAGTTTTGATACATACACACTACTTTAATATAAAAATGCCTTAAAACCGCTTTTAAATGCTTTACAGGCTATTATGTATATTATTATTAGTATTATTATTTATATTATTATTATTATTTATTATTATTATTGTTAACAGTTGTTACATTAAGTGTAACACATAACTAATTGATATATAGTACATGTTACACTGTTACGTATGTTACACTATATTCTACATATATGTGAGAAAGAACATAAAAAATACACGCATATACGTGTTGAAGTGGTGTAACAAGTGTAACAGCGTAACAAGCTATGATTATCAGCGTTTTAAGCGTTACAATTGGTGTAACATGGTGTTAACAAGTAGTAAGAACGTTTTTAGCAGCAGGCTGCAGTAATGGCAAAAGTAAAGGTAATATTTGTAAAAGCAAAGGATTCAACTATATTTTAACAAAATTTCTAATTCAAAGAATTTAGTTTTATTAAAATCAATGAATGCAAAGCTGCAACCGCTTGTGTATTTTTTCTTATTTTTATAATTTTGCAAATACTTATAATATTCATTCTTTTCAAGCAAACGCGGTTCTTTCCAGATTTCATCAGTTACAGGTACATTCATTTCAGCTATTACATCGTAAGATTTTGCCTTACTAAAAACTATATCTTTTATTTTACAAAGTTTTTTATTCTTTAAAAGTAAAAGTATGTTAAGTTGAAATAAGTATTCAAGCATTTTGTAATTTTCAAAACATTCTTTTTCTATGCCTGAACTATTTTTAACTTCAATCAATATAGTTCTATCTTTGCCTATATAAGTGAAATCAGGATAGTATCTAACAAATTTACTTGTATTATCATTTAACTTCTTTATTTTATCATTAGCATTTTCAAGTGATTTGTAAAATTCATAACCACTTTCAAAAAATGATATTTTGTTATCAGATAAAAATTTATTGAAGTAATCTGTTAATTCATCTGATTTATTTTTTCTAATTTCAAACGCGTTCATAAGTTCCTATTCTTTTAATAATGTCTATACAATATTGTTTATTTAATTCAGCATTATAACTTACTCTATTCATTTTTTCACATAATACCATTGTTGTTCCTGAGCCAGCAAATGCGTCAATTATAGTATCATTTTCATTACTGAATATTTCTAATAAGTGTGACATAAACTCATAAGGCTTTCTACCTTTATGCTTAGTGTCTTCTGTTTCGTTAACTTTGATATTTATTTTCCAAAAATCTTGTGAAAATTTAGCTTTAGTATTTCCGAATATAGAAGTTTTAATAACATTAGCATAACCGCATTTACCGTGTGTCATGCCGTTAGAAATCCAACAAAACATCTCCCAAATATAATTCATATTTGTTTCTTTGTAGAAATTAAAAGCATTCCAACCGCCTGGCGTAACTGCTACTATATCGGCTAAATCTTCTAAATAATCAAGTTCCCATTTATAGTTAAAATCCCAATCGTCAACTCCTGCATTATAAGGTGGGTCAGCAAATGCAAATTTAGCTTTAGGTAAAAATTCTTTAAACTCTGAATCTGTATTGCTACCAAAATATAAAAATTGCTTTCCTACTTTATACCATCCTTTTTCTAATTTTGTTTCTATATCTTTTAAAGGGTGGTTTTCAATTTCATTTATTAACCTTTCTTGCTCTTGCTTTTTTTGTATAATTTCAACTTTCTTTTCTTCCTTTTTAAATTCCTTATAAGCATTAGTTACAGTTATTTCGCCATCTTTTGCTTTTTGCCATAATTCAGGTTTTTTTTCTTTTACAATTTCACTCATGGCAATCATGCCTGTTGATACGCCAGCGGCTTTAGCTATTTCTTTTCTCGTATCATGTTTAGGTATTTCAATTTTTTCATTTTTTGATATATTTAATTCTATTAAATCATTGTCATTTAATGACAACAATTCTTTTTTTGGTCTACCAACAGTTTCAATATAAATTTCTTTACCCTTTAGTGCTAAATCCTCTTTATTGTCAAGTTCTAATTCAATAATCCATGCTTTAGTTAAATTTCTTCTACCTTTTTGATTATTACGCATCCAAATTCTAACATCTACATCACTTTCAAAAGCCTTTTCAATTGTTTTAAAACTTAGTTGCCAATCGGTAGCTATCTTATAACGATTGTGCCCATCAATAATAAAACCTTGCCAGGTTACAATAGCATCTCTAATACCTTCATCAATGCAGTTCGTTTCAAGCTGTTTAAATTCTTCAGCCGTTAACGGTGGTATCAGCTTTTTAAATTCTTCTTTAATTTTAAGTTCCATAACATATTTTTTTAAAAAACTAAGCCCCGAAATCAATAGGGCAACCACGACCTATATCATTCAGGGCTTTAAATATCTTTTAGTTCTTTCTGTGGTTGCAGAACGTTCACAAATATAAGTATTTTATTTTTCTAATTCATCATTAAATGCCGATTTTTTCAATAAATCAGTATAATTCATTGAACCTTTTCGGCTAACATCGCGACCAAATATTTTACCAAACTTTTCGGCAGCATCTTTAACGGCGTATGTTTCGGCAGCGGGTGCAGCTTTTTGCACACCATCGGTTTTAACGGCATTCCAATCGGTAGCACCAGCGCCCTTATCGGTTTGTATCGGTGCAGCGCCTATGCCATCCTGCCACATTGGTTCGCCGCTTATAGGGTTATTTACATGTAAACGCACCGTTACAACTACAGAATTAGCTACTATCTGAGTGCCGCGTATTTCTACGTTCCAATTGCCGAAGATACGCGTTAGTAAGTATTCGATTTTTTCAATAGGGATATATCTATAATCGCGAATCATTGGATGCTGAACTAACCACTTAGCGGGCGGGTCTTGATTCAATAATACAGTTAGCGCGTTTTGCTTTAGGCTGTCTTCATTTTCTACTAATAGTTCTTGAAGTGTTGGCAGTTTTGTTAATTGTTGCATGGTTTGAAGTTATTTAGCCCACGTAGGCAATGAAATAATATGTATTTTGTTGTCAGTTGTATAGCCGTGAAAATTATTAGTTTCTTTGCATTTTTTCAGCGTTTCAATATCTTCTAAATATTCCTGTCTTCCGCGTTCGATAGCATCATTATCTAACTCATATAATTCAACATTGAACGGCGCTTCTTTTTCTACAGCTATAAATATAAAACGTTCAGCCTTGGTTAAGTCCATATAGAATGCCGCTTGGACATGATAACGGTAATTGTAGATGCTTTTGGCAAATTCGTGTGGTGCTGAATTAGCCGTTGTTTTAAGGTCGATGCAAACGTTATATTTTGTGTTTAGAAAATCGACTTTGCACTTAGCGTCAAGTTCTGCTATTTTACCAAATATAGGTAGTTCCGCTTGACCCTGTTCTAATAATAGTGCCGCCTTTGGATGTGCTAATACAGCGTTTCGAATATTTAGCGCTAATTCATAATCTTTAGCAGTTACAAATATTTCTTTGTCTTCATTTTGACTTATGAAAGAATCATAAATCAATTTACCTTCTTTAGTACGGCGGTCGCATTCAGGCATAACGGCGTAATTGTTTTGGTCGAATACAACGCTATGAACTAAACTACCTAAATTCATGGCTGAAGTTGGCGCTTGTTTTTCACCCTCTATATAGGCTTTATAGTGCGCAGGTGACTTATGTACTAAGTCTAAAAGTGATTTACTGATGTACTCAGTTTTTCTGTGATACTCTTGGTTTGTCATAAATTTTTAAAATATTTTATTAAATAATAGCACAAATTTAAAAAAGGTTTTTAACTTTGCAACACATTTAAACAAAAAAATATGAAAACATTTGAAAATTTATCAATTAGATGCGACATATTAGGCATCAGTATTTCGGAATTATGCAGGCGTGCCGATGTTGGGCGGCAAACCTTAGAACATTGGAAAACCGTAGAACCGCAAACATTGGTTATTTATTTTAAACTTATGAATGTTTTAAACGACTTGGAAAATGAACACAATACAGCTAAGGCAATATCAATCGAAAAGCGTAAGCGACATAAGAGAGAGCTATAAAAGCGGCAATAAAAAAGTATTGTTTGTATTGCCAACGGGCGGTGGTAAAACCGAAACGTTTATTTATATGGCTTTAGAATCAATTAGTAAAGGTAAGCGCGTTTATTTCTTAGTACATAAAAAAAACTTAGTGAATCAGATTTCAGAACGTTGCAGAAGATACGGTTTAAAACATGGTTTTATAGCAGGCAATAGACCAAAGCAGTATTATTTACCTGCGCAGGTTTGCAGCGTTCAAAGCCTTAAAAATAGGCTGAACGAAGTACCAACTCCCGACCTACTGATTATTGATGAAGCGCACCACGCCAATGCGGGAACATGGAAAGATATTTTAGATTTTTACGGCGATAAGGTTTATGTTTTGGGCGTAACTGCAACACCTTGGCGCGGCGATGGGCAAGGCTTAGGCGATGTGTTTTCTGATTTAGTTTTAGGACCGTTACCAGCTGAATTAGTGCAAATGGGTAATTTAGTTATGCCTGAGTATTATAACTTTAAGCCGTTGGCAGATTTTACTAAGATTAAAAAAGATAGGAACGGCGAATATAAAGCGGATGATTTATTTAAGGAAATGGATAAACCCGCGATAACAGGCAATGCAGTAGATGAATACAAACGTTTAGCGCCTGGTGAACCTGCTATTTATTCATGCGTAAATATTAAGCATTCCGAAAATGTAGCGGCGGCGTTTAATGCTGCAGGATTTAAAGCGGTTGCGGTACATGGAAACTTAGAAGATACTGAAATAAAAAACGCGTTTGAAGGTTTAGCGAATGGCGCACTACATGTGGTAACATTTTGTGACCTCATAAGCGAGGGCACAGATATACCAGCGGTTAGCGTTGTAGGCATGCTTAGACGTACTATGTCGCTTAGTTTATACTTACAGATAGTTGGCAGGGGCTTAAGACCGATGGCAGGCAAAAGCCGCTGTTTAATTTTGGACCACGTAGGCAATCAGAAAATGCACGGACACCCACTACAAACGCGCGAATGGACATTGGAAGGCGTGCAAAAGAAAAAACGCGATACCGAAACTTTAGATGCTGAGTATACCGATTGTATTGAATGTTTAAGAACTTACATTAAGACCGAACCTAAATGTCCTTATTGTGGTGCTAAACCAGAAATAAAAATACAACAGATTGAAGAAGTTGCGGGCGTTGCGGTCAAAGATAATACAACCTTGGATGAACTTCTAAAGGCTAAGAAAAGCGAACAGGGCAAAAGTAAAACATTAGCGGATTTATGGGAACTAAAAAACAAGCGCGGGCACAAAGACAATTGGGCGTTTTATATTTTTGAATCGCGTATCTTAAAAGAAAACGGCAGTATTGACTGGATAAATAAAAAGTACGGTTTAGATGCTGCGAATCAGAATGATTTAAAACAGGCGGCTAAACGAGCATGGAATAATTTTTTAAGAAGTAAAAAGTATTAACCTCACACCTTGCGTAGTTTATGTGGCGAAAAACAAGGCTTTATTAAAAGTTCAGTTCTTAAGTGTCGTTCAATCCGATGCCGCAGGGATATTTAAAACTATTATTAACTAACATAAAATTAAAATTATGATTTTCAATGACCATTTTCAAAACTTTAAAAGGTATATTTCTACTAAGGCACAATTGATTATTGCCGATATACCTTACAATTTAGGCAATAATGCCTATGCTTCAAATCCTGCATGGTATCAAGATGGCGATAATAAAAATGGCGAATCTGAATTAGCTGGCAAATCATTTTTTGATACTGATGAAAATTTTAAACCCGCTGAATTTATGCACTTTTGCAGTCAGTTACTTAAAAATGAACCAAAGGAAAAAAACGCTGCACCTTGCATGATTGTTTTTTGCGCTTTTGACCAACAAATGTATTTAATTGAATTAGCAAGGCGATACGGTTTAAATAATTATATAAACCTTGTTTTTAGAAAAAACTTTTCGGCTCAGGTCTTAAAAGCTAATATGAAAATAGTAGGTAATTGCGAATATGGTTTAGTTTTTTACCGTGAAAAATTACCGAAATTTAGAAACAATGGTAAAATGATTTTTAATTGTATTGATTGGGAACGTGACGATGTAAATATACCTAAATTGCATCCTACTCAAAAGCCTGTTAAATTACTAAAAAAGTTAATAAACATTTTTACAGATGAAGGCGATGTAGTAATTGACCCTTGCGCTGGTAGTGGTTCGTCTGTTGTTGCAGCTTTGGAATTAAACCGTAAAGCATACGGCTTTGAAATAAAAAAAGATTTTTACAAAAGTGCTAATAATTGGATTGAAACCGTAAGACAAAGAAAAATTGATATTCAAAAACACGGTTATAGTAAAACTGAATTAGATAAAAACATTATAAACCTATTTACTGAATCATGAAACAACTAATATCATTTATTATCTTAGTAGCCGTATTATTCAGCTGCAAACAACAGCCTTTAAAACAGATAGAACCTATTATTATCTATTTAACCGATACGGTTTACGTTGACACATGCGATAGCGAATTTATACGCAAAATAGGGCAATTAGAATCAGGTAACACAGATAACGCTAAATCGCAGCACGGTAACGGTCGGTATCAAATTTATAACATTTGCGTCAAGGGTTCAGGACTTACAGACCTATTAGGTTATTCGCACAATGACATGTTTAACGCGGAAAAGTCAAAGCATGTATTTTGGGCTACTATGGGCATATTTTGCCATACCTACGCACAAAAGCATGGGCACTATCCAAGCTATGAACAGTTAGCGCGGATGTGGTGCGGTGGTCCTGAAGGCTATAAAAAGAATGCGACATTAAATTACTTACATAAATTTAAACAACAATGAAACGAAAAACAGATTACGAAATACTTTTGGAAATTTACCGAAAGGTTTATGCAGTATCAGAACCGCCTGCCGATTTTGATGAACTTGTAGCAAATGCCGAACTAAACGAGCGCGGAGAAAAGGTTATAAAGTTTTTAGAATACGAATGCGAGCATGATGTAATGCAGGCTATTTTAGATGAAGCAATAGCAAAGTATAAAATTAAAGGGCACAGAGCTAAAGCATTCCAGTTTAGTTTTTGGCTTGGTTGTTCACCTAAAACAAAAGCAAAATCATGAGCGGAGGTACATTTGATTACGACCAGTTTAGAATAGTTCAGATACATGAAACTATTGAAAGCTATATAAGCAAACAAGGAACTAAAAGCGATTATGGCGGCACTTATGAGACATATGAACCCGAAGTATTAAAGTGTTTAGAAGATGCTATAAAATGCCTTAAAATGGCTTATGTTTATGCGCAACGTGTCGATTATCTATTAGCAGGCGATGATGGTCAAGAATCATTTTTAGAACGCTTAGAATCCGAATTAAAAAAGCTATGAGTTTTTTACAGCATCACTTACACCATCATGAAAGAACAACACTTATACAAAGAATTGCAAGCGCGGCATAGCAAGTTTGGCGTTTTATTTAGGAATAATACAGGCACAGCATTTCAGGGCAAACGGGCGGTTATTAACAGCCGCCCTATAATAATCGAACCGCGACAAATAACATTTGGCTTATGCGTTGGTAGTTCTGATTTAATAGGATGGACTGAAAAAATCATTACTAAAGATATGATAGGTCAAAAAATTGCTATATTTACAGCCCTCGAAGTGAAAAACCTAAGCGGAAAAGCAACAAAAGAACAAATCAATTTTATTAAACAAGTCAGAAAATCGGGCGGCATCGGTGATATTTTGCGCTGGATTGATGAAGACTTTAAAGCGGATGAAATATGACCAACGAAGCAGAAAGCCTACTATCAGAACTAAAAGATGAAGCATTGAAAATGGATGCTTATATTAAGGATGATGCTAAGCGGCAAAATTACAGGCAATTGAAAGAACGGCAACTTTTAACGCTGCAAAATATTATAGTAACGTTAGAAGAAAAGGAACAAAGTTTTTTTGAAAAGCAAATAAGATTCCCACATTCAAAAGACTTAGAACAGGTTATTTTAGGTGCTATCTTAGTAGATAACAACGCACGCGACAAAGTAAATTTTTTAAGCCCTGAACATTTTTATTTTGATAATCACAAACTTATTTTTGAACTTTGCCAATCGGTTGAAGTAGTTGATATAATTACGGTAGCTGAAAAACTAAAATATCGTTGCGGCGGTCCTGCTTATTTAGCTGAACTGACTAATCGTGTCGCAAGTGCTGCAAATTTAGAATACCATGCCCGAATACTAATCCAAAAGCATGTGCAGCGCGAACTAATAAAAGTAGGCATAAATATGATAAATACGATTATCGCTGATACTGACGATGTTTTTGAAACGGTGCGGGAACTGATGCAGAATATTAAAAAATTTAATGTAGGTAAGCAAATCATAAGACAATGAAACATGGTAGTTTATTTTCGGGCATAGGCGGTTTTGACCTTGCATCTGAATGGATGGGATGGGAAAATGTTTTTCATTGTGAAATAGCAGAATTTCCACGCAAAGTATTAAATTATTATTTCCCAAATGCAAAAACACATGAAGACATCACAAAAACAGACTTCACTATTTACCGAGGAACAATTGACATACTTACAGGGGGATTTCCATGCCAACCATATAGCGCAGCAGGAAAGCGACTTGGGAAAGAAGACAGCCGCCACCTCTGGCCCCAAATGCTTAGAGCAATTCAAGAAATTAAACCGAGATGGATTGTTGGCGAAAACGTTGCCGGGTTTCTTACTTGGAATGACGGATTGGTCTTCAGAGAAGTGTGTACTGACTTGGAAAATGAAGGGTA